TCTTTGCTGCACACGCAGGAGTTAAAGCTGCTGCTATCGGATACACAAATTAAGAACAATGAAACTAATCACAGAGGAAATTTCTCAAGTAAAAATTATTACTGAAGGTAGAGGTGCTAAAAAGCAACTTTATATTGAAGGAACCTTTCTACAAGGTGGAATCAAAAACCGTAATGGTAGAATGTATCCAGTAGAAACTCTTTCTCGTGAGGTTGGTAGATATTGTGAGAACTTTATTAAAAAAGGTCGTGCTTTAGGAGAATTGGGTCATCCCGAAGGTCCTACAGTAAATCTTGATCGTGTTTCCCATAAAATTACTCAACTTGAACAGAGTGGTAATAATTTTAAAGGAAAAGCAAAACTTTTAGAAACACCTATGGGTAAGATTGCAAAATCTTTACTTGGTGAAGGTGTTATGTTAGGTGTTTCATCTCGTGGAGTTGGATCACTTAAAGAAGATCATACTGGTTGTAAAGTAGTTGGTGAAGACTTCCAACTAGCAACTGCTGCTGACATAGTAGCAGATCCTTCCGCACCAGATGCTTTTGTTAACGGAATTATGGAAGGAAAAGAGTGGGTTTGGGAAGGAGGACTCCTTCGTGAACAACTTGCAGAGAAAACCAAGAAGTCAATTAACACATTGGTAACTCAAAATAGATTAGAAGAAAAGAAGTTGAGTTTATTCAACGATTTTCTAAATAATCTGTAAATTCAAAAATTCTATAAATAAGTATAGATTCTTAACGTCCAGGTAGCTATTTAACACGAAATGGAAAACATCGAAGAAAACCAGGTCACTAAAGGTGCAGCAAGTGCTCAACCATCAGAACTAGGTGGTGTGCCAGTTGAAGATTTAGGTGGACCTACCCCAGAAAACTATCGTCCAGATGACGATTCAGCAAAACTCAAAGATCCAGCAGCAACTCTTGCTCAAGTAAGAGATGTTGTTAATAAAAAGGCAGCAAAAGCCGAAGCAGTTTCTGATGAATTAGAAGACGGGCAAGAAGTAGTTGCTGAAGATGAAGTTGCTACTGATGAAGTAGTTGCTGAAGAAGAATCTTCAACAGAAGAAATCGTAGCCGAAGAGGAGACTACTGAAGAGGAAGTAATCGAAGAAGAAGAAACCTATGACGTTGACGCAGACGTTCAGGCACTTCTAGAAGGAGAAGAACTTTCTGAAGATTTCCAAAACAAGGCACGTACAATTTTCGAGACCGCAATCAAATCCAAGGTTAGCGAGATCAAAGAAGAACTCCAAGAGTCTTATGCTAATGCTCTAGTAGAAGAACTAGATACCATTAAGACAGGACTTACTGAAAGAGTAGATTCTTACCTTGAATACGTTGCAGACGAGTGGTTCCAAGAAAACGCTCTGCAAGTAGAAGTAGGTCTTAAATCAGAAATGACTGAATCCTTCATGGAAGGTATGAAGTCACTATTTGAAGAACATTATGTAACTATTCCTGAAGAAAAATATGATGTACTTAATAGTATGGTAGATAAGCTTGATGAAATGGAGAATAAACTCAATGAGCAGATTGATCGCAATGTTGCTCTTAATCGCAGGTTAGCAGAATCCAATGCAGATGGCGTTTTCGCTGCTGTATCTGAAGGTCTAGCAGACACTCAGAAGGAAAAACTTGCTACTCTTGCTGAAAATGTTGAGTTTGAAAGTGAGACAGACTATCGTGAGAAACTAGAAACACTTAAGGAATCTTATTTCCCAAGTAAAACTAGTGCTCCAAAGAGCATCTCTGAAAATCTTTCAGAAGAGGTTTCTACTGATGAGGTAATTTCTGAGGAGGTTAATCCCAGAATGCAAGCCTATCTGAATACGCTTTCTAGAGCTGCTAAAAAGTGATTTTTATATGATTATTTCAAAACAACAAATCCGTAAGAGGTAAATTTCAAATGCAGATGTACAATTCTGAGTACTTGCAGGAGAAGTGGGCACCGATTCTAGACTATGATGGTCTAGATCCAATTAAGGACGCACATCGCCGATCTGTAACCGCAATCTTGCTTGAAAACCAAGAAAAAGAACTCCGTGAAGAGAGTGAATTTCTTTCAGAAGCCCCCAACGTAAATACCCAATCAGGTGCCAATGCAGGTTTCTCTGCTGACGCTACTGCTGCAGGTCCCGTTGCTGGTTTCGACCCCGTTCTGATTTCTTTAATCAGACGTGCAATGCCAAACTTGGTCGCATATGACCTTGCTGGTGTTCAACCAATGAATGGTCCTACTGGACTAATTTTCGCAATGCGTTCACGCTACAAGACACAAAGTGGCACAGAAGCATTGTTCAACGAAGCAGATACAGCATTCTCTGGTCAGAATGACGGATTCGATGTATCTTCAGGCGACGTTAACACAACTGTTGGTTTAGGTACAACCGCACAAAGTGGTTCTAATCCTGGATTACTTAATCCTGTTGCTGCACAAGCAAACGGTACTGACTACAACGTTGGTCAGGGTATGCGTACCGATACCGCTGAAGATCTAGGAGACGGATCTGGTGACCAGTTCAACCAGATGGCATTCTCAATCGAGAAAGTCACCGTGACTGCGAAGTCTCGTGCGTTGAAAGCTGAGTACTCACTAGAGCTTGCTCAAGACTTGAAGGCAATCCACGGATTGAATGCAGAAGCAGAACTTGCTAACATTCTTTCTACTGAGATTCTTGCTGAGATCAACCGTGAAGTCATCCGTACTATCTACAACGTAGCAGAGCCTGGTGCTCAAGCAAACGTTGCTGCTGCTGGTACATTCGACCTCGATACCGACTCAAACGGAAGATGGTCAGTTGAGAAGTTCAAAGGTTTGATCTTCCAAATCGAGCGTGATGCTAACGCTATCGCACAAAGAACTCGTCGTGGAAAGGGTAATATGATCCTTTGCTCCGCTGACGTTGCTTCTGCTCTAACAATGGCTGGTGTTCTTGATTACACCCCTGCACTTAATGCTAACTTGAACGTAGATGACACAGGCAATACATTTGCTGGTGTTCTTCAAGGTAAGTATAGAGTGTATATTGATCCTTATTCTGCTAACGTATCTGCTAACCAGTACTACGTTATCGGTTATAAAGGTTCTTCACCTTATGACGCTGGACTGTTCTACTGCCCATACGTTCCTCTACAGATGGTTCGTGCAGTTGGTCAGGATACATTCCAACCAAAAATTGGATTTAAGACAAGATATGGTCTTGTTGAGAACCCATTTTCACAAGGTACTACACAGGGACTTGGAACACTTACACGTAACGCAAACCGTTACTACAGAAGAGTTAAAGTTACTAACCTTATGTAAGATAGAAGGATATATATCCTTTATTACAAAGACCTCCTCTTGCAGGGGGTCTTTTTTTATGCTAATATATAATACGTTATACCACAAACGCCGCACCGAAAGGTGCCATCTTCTCTAGGGTTGATGATATGTAAGTGGATTATAGGTTAAAAAAATGGAAACTAAAGATTTTACTGGAAATATTTCAGTAAATTGCGACTATCCGTTGCAAGAATTTTTAAACTTACCAGAAGTTCCTTGTCAGAGAAATACAGAGGCAAGATTGGGTAAGGCAAGAAAGTATTTAAAGAATTTAAGACCAGAACATTGTGTTGTTCATCTGGTGAGACTTATAAAAAATTGTGAGGTTGCTGGAAAATTATATCCTAAAGGTATGATGTTCAGAAATGATGGCAACACTCGTGCAATGAATTGGGAACAGGAAGGATCAGATTATCTTCCAGAAAAATTAGTAACAATCATATATGACTATGAAGATTTAGATCAGATTAAAGAAGCATATGATTGCTTTGATTCTGCTGAAGCTACTGAAAAGAATCAGCAAAAAATCTATGGTATCCTTACAGGGTTCTATGATTACTCACCAAAGTCAGATAAGTTAACACAAGGACAGATTATTTCTGGAATGAATAAGGCATGTCATTTAGTTAAACCGACTGAATGGAATCAAACCAACATCAAAAATTCAGAACAATTGCGAGATCAACTTTCTTATTGGATGATTAACGGTTGTCTTCAAGCACTTGATGAATTGATGACTAAAAAAGATAAGTGGTGTCAACCATTTATTGCTGCTGCTCTTTTGAGTTTACGTCATTATGGTCCCAAAAACCAGAAACTTATTCAAACATGGAAATTGATTGAACAGGAAAAAGGTAATACAATGGGTTCAGAATGGGATGGTGTTACCCATATTACCGAAGAGTGGAAGACTGGAAAGTTCTTTAAGGATACTAGTATCTGTAGAGATACTCGTTGGGATAATATGGATCGTACTGTTTCATATATCTTATACTGGATCGATAAGTATATGGAAGATGAAACAGGAACTAAAGTTGGTCGTGGTTGGGATGAAGTTGCCAAAGAATATAGAACTAGACAAAAATACAATTCAGCATTGGAATTGGCATTTAATATAGAGGGTTAACCACCCTCTCTTTTTTTATCTAAATAAAAATAAAACTAATAATGACTAATTCGGTCTTTGGAAAGCAAATACAGAATAGAAATTTCCTATCAGGAGTAGCGTTCAAATTTAATTTGGCAAAATTTCCTAAAGTTGATTTTTTCTCAAATAGTGCTAGAATACCAGAGTTAAATCTTGAACTTGCAGAGCAAGCAACTTATTTAAAAAATATTGATGTTCCTGGTGAGAAATTAAATTATGGCGATCTTACTCTTAAATTCTTAGTTGATGAGAATATGGAGAACTATCTTGCAGTTTACAATTGGTTAACAGGATTAGGTTTTCCAGAAACAACAAAACAATATAGAGATTTTATTAAAGATGATGCTGGACAAAGAGATGAAAAAGAAGCATTTTGTGATGGAACTTTAAGAATTTTAAACAGTAATTATAAAGAAGTTGCAAAAGTTAAATTTAATGATTTATTTCCAGTAACCTTGACATCTTTAGATTTTGATGCTACAAATACAGATG